TTAAAGTCCCCAGACTGCCATAACTGCGTTGTAGTAATCTTCCGAAAGCTGTTCTTTTAAAATTTTTCTGTCATCTTCACAGTTTGTAAAAGCATTGCGGACATTTTCACCAACCTGTACCTCAACATCGTTAATGTTTATAAATTTCTGTCTTAAAACGCTCACTCCCTCTTTTGTAAGCATATCAAGCGTAATTTTTTCTGTAACCTCCATTTTAATCCTCCTATCTGCGAATAATATATGTAACAACAAAATTCATTTTTTCATCTTCAACAAATTTATCGGACGGTGCACTTATGTAAATCCACGAACCGTCTATTCTCACATTACGCAAGTTATTCTTTGTAGAATATACGGCAATACTTGCAAGTCTACTTTCTGCTTTTGACGGGAACGGCAAACCCGACATTTGTAAATAGTTTTTATCCGCCAACATACTTGTAATATTTACAGACACAGTAACTGCGTCGCCGTTCTTTACGTAAACGAATTTTCCCGCACTGCCCTCATAAATTGTCTGCGTCGGAGATAATTCTCCCGAACCGATTTCGTTATTCGCTGCATCATATTTGTCTGCAAGCGATTTTTCTATATCGGCTTTGTTCTGCGCAACGGTCTGCCTAAGCGAATTAACACTGTTATACACAGTGCCGCTTGTAACATAATTTGGGCTGTTTGCCGCAGGCACGGTATCAAACGGCATTTTGTTAAGTTTATTGTTTAACGATCTATTTATATATGTTTTGTCGTAAGCATCGGTAATTCCGTAACCGGCAAGAGTATCCGCCTTATCAGCTTTAAGATTAATCTTCATTGTCACTGTTTCGTCAATGTCTGTAAGCTCTGTTTCGAAGTATTCGATAGCTTCTGCTTTTGCTTTAGCAACTGCAGCTTCTGTTGCTAAATTTGCGCCTGTTGGTTCATATTTAGATTTTGTATTTATTACTGACTTGTTCACAAAAACGCTGAAATGCTGTGTAGTTAGAATTGTATCGTTTTCGCTTAGCACAAGCTCGCACTTCATCATACCTGCAAGCTGTAGCATTGATTTCGCAAGAGTGATTTTAACTGCATTGTCTGCAACTATACAAGGCACATTTTCAGCGACGATAACATTATCCACAGTTGCGTTAAACGCAGCGGTAACGCTTGAAGATAGCGCTACCGGTTGTGAATCAGCATATAGCTTACATTCAATGATGCGTGACTTGTCATCATTTTGAGCGACTATTATACTTTCGTAATTTCTGTCTTTGTATACATCAAGATTAAGTTTGTATTTTACATTCAATTATGTTCACCTCATTTATTTTACGAAATCAGATAGCTTAGTTTTGAACGAACCAAGCTCAAGCTGTTTATATTGTTCTCTAAGTGTATCATATGTAGTTTTGACTATTTTGGATTCCGCTGCAATACTGTCACTTAAGATTACTGTAACAGTATCGCAAAGATTAAACTGTTGCATATCGTCAAGGACCGCTTCTACATCAACTTTAATATTGCTCTTGATCTCACCAAGTTTATCTCCTCCTATGTAAGCTGTTGCTGCTATTCTGCAAGTGTTTTTGACAAATTCGTATCCGTCGCCTGTTGAAGAATTGACAATTATTCCGTTAACAAGATTGTCAGGAACTGGATATACACTTAGTTTATTTGTTTTTGATTTTTGTTCAAAAATCTCATAAGGGTCAGCAATTATCTGTATGTCTTGCTTTGAAAATTCATCATAAACAGTAGCATAAGCACACACATGGCTTATTGTAGTTTCGCTCGACTGTGTTTTTTCATAGCTTGAGATGTTATCACCCCATTTAAGTCGATATGCTCTTTTTTTGCCTCTGCTTTTTAGAAATGAAACATTGAAGTTATTCCACTTGTATTCACCGTGAAACAAATCAAGTAAGCTGCCTTCTGCTCCGCCAAGAAAATCGCCGAGCGTGCAAACTTGAGTAAAGCCGAGCTTGATGTTTTTTCTGTCCGTTATATCTGACGAAAATACATAGTTGTTGTCAAAAAGAGCATCTAAATTTTCGTAAGCCTCCGCAGGTGAATAGAGTTGTGCTGATGTTTCGCCTGCGGCAAGAATGTTGTTATAGCAGTTATGTTTGATGTGCTTCGCTTTGATACTAATCACATTGTTTTTTTCTACTACATCGTAGATTTCAAAAAACTGTGGTTCGTCTGCTGGGTTTGGCTTTGCGTATATATAATTTTGTATAACAGCACTTTCGGCACATTCGGAGTTTTTAACAACGCTTGCATTTAATGTGTAATCTGCATTGCGTGACTCTTCGACGGTACATTCTGTGCAACCGGTAAGCCTGCCGAGGTAGTGCATTGAGTTGAGCGATAATATTCTGCTTGTCGTTTCGTAGATCAAAGGTATCATAAGCGCCTCCAATTTGGCTCAAGTGTAAGCGAACCAATAACCTGATTAGCGATAATCTCATTCTTTCCTACTTTAAATTGCTGCGGCAAGAGAGGTGAAATATAAGATTTAATGCCGTTTTTAACAGAGTAATACTGCATATTTTCACCGTCAAGGACTGTGTAATCTGCGTTAATTGAATTTTTTATAGATAGTGTTTCACCGTTTATCGTTAGCGTTGCAGAAGCTCCCGTACCAGTGAGCTTGTAAAGCGGATTTGACGGCATTCTTTCAGGGTTGAGTAAATTTAGTTTTTGACCGCTAACAAGGCTTATAGGCTCTGTCTGTGCGTACCAATATGGCTTACGACTGAATTTAACAGTAGTTGTGAGATATGAAGGTAACTCACGCTGAATTGTGTCAAGGTTAGTCACTACAGCATAGCAATAATAGCCTTTGTTATATGTGTCCTTGTATGTTTGATAATTGTTAAATTCAGTCAGCCAGTCTATAATTTTATACGCAAGATATTGAGCACTTGTGTGAGCAAGTAAAGGCATTAAAGCTATTTGCAGCTCAAAATCAACATTGTTGTATCTGCCGTTGTCCTGCACTATATCACCGCTTCGTTCCGGGATTGATATAAGCTTAAAATCACGCTGAGCAACAGAGTGAAAAGGCGCATTAACTATACGACCGCCGAATTGACTAAGCCATTTGCCATTATAAAAAAAGTTGTGCATCAGCTAAACACCTTCCTTTTACTTGTAATTTCCGCTGCTAATCGCTCAGATAATCTTTCCGCAAGGCTATCTATATCCGAATCATTATTGACCGTTACGCCGCTAATATTCACATTGATGTCAATGTTAGTCGTTGACGGTTTGTCTGTGCTGTCACTCCTAAATGGATTTGAGCCGTCTTGCTTAGCTTTACGATATTGTTCAGCCTCTTGTGCTGTCAAAACCGCTTCGCCTGCGTCCAAATAAGCAAGGTACTTGTCGTTCGGTACATAGTCGATACCGGCACGGAAACGGGGGAGAGTGACCTCTGGAATGTGCGGAATTTCAAGTCCTGCCCACTCAATTGCCCAATTGATTCCGTCAAACAGACCGTTAATCATTCCGATTGCACCGTTTATTATGAATTCAACTGCGTTTGGAATTAAGTTTAGAACATTCTTGAATATTTCTAAAATGCCGTTCCATGCTTTATCCCAATTTCCTGAAAAGACTCCGTCTATGAAGTCAATCAAACCGTTGAAAATTCCCGTCAAGCTTTCAATCGCACCGCTTATTCCTTTGATAGCTAATCCGAGTACATTGCTGAAAACATCTGCAAGAATTTCAATAACTGGAGTTAAAGCAGGTAGGATAGCGTTGAGCAGCATTGATAATAGCTCAAATAGCGGACTTAATGCGTCTGTCAATAAGTCGAAAACGGGTGCAAGAGCCTCGAAAACGGGCTGTAATGTTTCACTTAATATGCCTGCAATCTCGTTAAAAACAGGGATAAGAGGCTGTAACAAGTTATTGAGCAACTCTGCAAGTTTGACTATGAGCGGTGCAATAGCTGTTGAAATAAGTGCTGCGAACGGCTCTATTAACTGTAAAATCAAGTCGATAAACGGCTGTATAAGCTGAAAAATAGTGTCTAACAACGGCATTAATGCGTTGAGAATTTCCATAAACGGGGGCAAAAGCTGTTTGATTACTTGTACGAGAACAGGTAATAGTGCTTCTACGAGTTGAACAATTATTGGTGCTAACTGTTCCATAAGTTGAGCTATAAACGGAAGCAATTCCTCAATCAATGGCATAATCTGTTCAAGCATTGACACGATTATCGGGGCAACCTCTTCGCAGATGTTAATGAGCACAGGGGCAAGCTTCTCAGCTACACTTTCAATAAGCGGCGATAACTGTTCGAGTAACTTTCCACCTAAGCCAATAATCGAATTAAGCACAGGTTCTGCGACAGCACCGATTTGCGCCATTGTATCTGACAACTGCTGATGTGCTCTGTTGGATTCCATTACATCGCCGTTTGTTTCTTTATACTGAGCAGAGGCATCCGAATACAGGCTCGTGAGGGTTGATGTGATTAACTGCTGTCTTTCTTGTTCTGATGAGCATTTAGCAAGTTTTTCATTAAAAGCATCCTCAGATACGCTCATCCAGTTAAGAGCATCAGCAAGCGGACCTGTTACCTGTCCGACTTTTGCGGTTTCGTTTGCCGCCTCTGTCAAACCCTCAATAGGCAAAGAATCACCGAATTGACCGTAAACACCTGTGCAAATCTCTGTCCAACTTTGCAGGTCTTTTGTAGAATTGCAAAGCAGAGAAAGATGATTTGCGGCTTCTGTCGCTTGTCCGCTGTCGCCTACTACGGCATAAAGGTCTGAATATGTTTGCTTTGCGTCTGCAGCTGAAAATTTGTTTGTGGTGAAAGCTGTGTCAAGTTTGCCCATTTCCGTCCGATATTCTCGCGTGCTTTCTGCCACGGAGGACAATGCTCCTACACCTGCCACCGCACCGCCTACCATAGCAGTTCCCCATTTAGCAGCAGTTTTGATTCCATTTCCGAGAGTTGAAGCAACACCCTTGCTTTTCTTCTCTGTCTCTGAAATGGATTTGTTTGCTTCATCGTTATTAACGAAGATTGAGCCAAACAGCTTAAAAATTTCGACTGCCACGCACTACACCTCCTGCCATTTGTAGCGATTGAGCATTTCTTCAACACGCTTTTCAATTTCGTCTGTATCGACTTCGTCCTGTGCTGTTGACTGCATTTTGTCGTCTATACTATCGACAAAATCTTTGTATGATAAATGAGTGATTTGACCGAGGCTCGTTAAGATATAAGCCTTGTATTTCATTTCCTCATTTTTCGCATTGATTTCAACTTCAATGATTTTGAGTATGTCAGCAAATGACAAATCTTGCAATGCTGTAAGATTGCCGCAGCAGTATTGCAAGATTAACTTATATGTGTTTATGTCAATGCTGAGAGCGAGGTAAAAAAACTTTGAATATCATTCTCTGCAATAATATGCTTGATGTCTGCAATTACCTCTGTAATGTCCATCAAACTTGCCTGTTCGGGGGTAATATCGCCTCTGATGTCAGCATAGAGTGAATAGAATTCGTTTTCCACTTCCTTGCTTGAGAGTGATGAAATCATAGTGATGATAAACTCAAGACCGACTTCCTGTGCGTTTTTCTTGTCCTTAATTTTAACATTCTTGGCGAACTCGACAATTTCATTTTTTAAATCTGCTGACTTAATAATACGAGCCACCGAAAAAGCGTCCTTTAAGCCTAATTTTCTCATTGATTATACCTCCGTTGTTTCTGTCGGTCTAAAAATTTTAAACGGTGGTTTGATTTCGTCCTCTGTATCATAAACCTCAGGTGAAAGGTTACCATAGAACTGAGCTTCTACTTTACCGTTGTCTTTGTCAGCGATTGCAAGCGTGAGACCGTTTTCATTAAAGCCGTTGAACACCTGAATAATGCACGGCTTATCCTCTCCGAGGAGACAACCTACCCAAGTGATATTCTGAATGTAGTCACCGTCAAGAATAACATCTCTACCTGTGATTACATCGTAGCCTACGACCTTTTCGTCTGTACCTTTGTCGGCAATTCCAAGACCGTAAATAAAGTTCTGAGTAGTCATCTCGGCAAGCGTTGCTTTAATGTAAACCTCCCAGCCGTCGACTACTGTGTCGCCCTTAGTTCTTGTTTTCACGCCGTCAAACTCAAGTCGTCTGAGTGTCGGCTTGGCTGAAAATTCACCGCCTTTGATTGTTACGCCGAGGCACTTGCCTGCCTTTTTGGCGCTTGCGTATGTGTCCGTAGCAGGATCGTAATTTACAAAAAACGCACCTGCATCAAGGAGCATATGGTCAGCCGTCTTAGCATTATATCCGCTGTACGGCTTAATCTTTCGTGGCTTAACTGTTGCCATTTTAATCATCCTCTCTTTCGTAAACCCTCAATTCAAGGGTTGTCATTATTCTGTATATTGTCTTATCGGATTCAGCGACATACTGCCTGTCGCTGTTATTGTAGAATTTGTAATGTCGTTCACCTTGTGTATAGGTTGCCCTCGCAACATCCGAATAGATTTCATCCACAATATTGTCGATTTTCTCGGTGGTTAACCTATCATACAGATTAAGCGTAACAAGATATTTCTTGTACGGCTCATCGGTGTAAAGCTGTTTAATCTCATAAACAAGCCTCGGAAACCCGTCACCAATCATAAAAAACGAGGGGGCATACTGCGATAAAACCGCACTCAAAAAATTCTTAATGCTATTCACCGCTGTATTCCCCCTCGTTCAATTTGCGTTCTGCCTCTTCTGTACCTACGGCACTGAGGTACTGTTGTTCAATTTTTATGATGTCCTTGATATTGCTTTCGGCGGCATCGCTCAATGCTCCGATTTTGGGAGATTTACTTGTACCAATTTCTTGGTACAAGCCGTAAAATCCGCCCGGCTTAAATCCGACTTGCAAATCGGGTACTTTCTGTTTGCTTCGCACCCAGTATTGCGTATTTTTCGCTAAGCGCCCAGTCCTGCGTTTTATTTTTTGTCGTGACCGTTTACATATCAGTTTCCCAACATCACGCAGAGCGGCTCTCTCAAGCTCCTTGAGCGTGTACTGTATGCGTTCAACATTGCTGATTATCTCAACGCCGTTTTTTGTGATTTTAACTGCTTTAGGCAAAGACATTATTCTCACCTACCACATCCGTTAAATACAGCTCCGTACGCTCTGTGCCTTTAATCTCATACGCACGATAAATCTTGAACCTCTTATTTTCAAGATAACAAAATTCTTCGTTGTGGTACTCGAACGAGTTGACTTCAAGCATACATTCGGGTTTCAACCCGTTCGCCTGTGCCTGAAAAAATTCAGATTGTCGAACATATTTGCGTTGTGCATAAATCGTTCGGAGCTTTTCCTGATACACAATTTCGCCGATGTCATTGGTTGTTTGCCCTGACTTTTCAACAAGTTTAACAAGAGTATCTGCATTCATTCTGTTTGCGCTCCTCTCGCCGCCATTGCATCACGCAAATCTTCGTAATGCCGTGCCCATTCGCTGTCGGCGGTAACCGAGAAATAAGCGCGGCAATAGAATTTGATTGCCTGCATAACAAGTGCAGTTGAGTTTTTGTCGTTGACATCAACTCCTGCACCTGCCATGTCACTTTTAGCAGAATCAATGAGGGCAGATATTTCATCGTCAAACAGCACCGTATTGATACGGAGCGAAACCTTTACGGCTTCAATTTCATTGGATACTGCCATAATAATTCAAACCTCTTTTAAGCGCTCTTCTTAACGAGCTTTACAAGGCTGTGAGTATCCACGACCTTACCGTCTGCAAGCATTACGGCTTTAAGGACTGTGTTATCGGTGTCGTCCTCTTCGTACTTCTTGACACTTAAGCCCATTACCTCGTTGAAGATGTAATCGTTAAGATTGAACATCATCGCAAAGGTTGTGTCGGCTGAAACCGTGTCAGCGTACGAATCCATATAGCCGTCTGTTGGGATAACAGCACGGCCGAAAAGTGAGAGTGACGGCTTGCCGTTAAGTCCTTCAGACATACGAGCGACAGGCTGACCATTGCTGTCTGTGATGCCCATGAACGCAAAGAATGACTTCTTTGTCATCAGCCATACAGCGTCATCGTATGCAGCAGGAAGAGCCGCCTCGGCAGAGCAAAGTGTTGAATATGTAAGCTTGCCGGTTTTTGCAATTTCAATTGTCTGGCCTTCGGGGGGAGTGCAAGAAAGAATGCCTGTTGGCGAAGCTGAACCCGAACCCTTAACGATTGCCATTTCGCAAGCCTTAACTACTGCGTTTTTAATCTGGTCAATGAACTGCGACTCAAAAGTATCAAGCGCGGTCTTTGTCATAAAGAGCGAGAAAGCAACCTTGCATTCAAGCTTATAGCCGGCAAAGACAACCTTGTCAGTAGTTACTTTCTGCTGGTCTGAACCCTTTTCCTCATCAACCCAGCTTGCTGTCGGGCGGATGTTCTGTGTGGGAATAAGAAGTGCTGTCGGATACGCTGTCTTGAACACTCTTGCGTAAATTTCGCCGATTTTTTCAAGTTCAACGATTAAACGCTGATACATTGTGGTCGGCACGATAGCCGCCGCAGTGCTTGATGTGGTCTGTGATGCCACATTCATAAACTTCTGTGGCACGGGTACACCGTTCTGAATATAATTAGCAAAAGCTTTTCTGTATTCAAGTGTTGCGTACATATCTGTTACCTGTTCATCCTCATCTGTAAGGTCGATGTTTGTCTTGTGATTTTCAAATGGTGCAGGCATTTTGATTCCCTCCTCTGCGTTTCTGTTTGCCTTTTCTACAGCAGAATTTTCAAAATCGTTGTCAAGCTTGTCAATCTGCTGTGTAATCTCTTTCGCCTCGGCGAGCTTATTTTCTGCAATGAGCTTTTTTGCCTTGTCATAAAGAGCATTTCTCTTGTCGAGATATTCCTGTTTGTTCATTCTTCTTCAACTTCCTTTCGTTTGAGCAATTCAAGTTTTGCTGTAAGCTGTGTTTTTTCGTCCCTCATCTGTTTGATGATGGTATCAGGGATAAGGCTGTTAAGACTTGCCGCAAGTTTAACCTCTTTTGGCTTTTCAGCATATTCTGCGACCTTGTCAATAAAACCTTTTTCGACTGCTTCATCAGCAGTAAGCCAAGTTTCCTTGTCCATAAGTCCGATAAGCTCGTCCTCACTCATTCCGGTTTTAAGTCGATAGGCTGTCGCAACGGCTTTACTTGCTTTAAGTAACACGCCTGATTCATGTGCCATGTCATTGTAATCGCCTGCGGCATAGCTTAAAACATTATGAATCATAAGCATACCTGTCGGCACAATTTCAGACTTGCACGCACAAGCAATGTATGAAGCGGCAGAAGCGGCAAAAATGACCTTGATTGTAGCCTTGCTTTCGGCGAGCATATCGTAAATTTCGGAGGCGGCAAAGATGTCACCACCTGACGAATTGATAACAACCTGTACTCCCTCATCATCCGCCACTTCGTCAAGCTGTGACCGAATGTCGGCTGGGCAACAGGAGGCTACTCCAAACCAGTCATAAATCCACTTATCATCATTCGTAATGATAGGGCCTTTAATGTCAATTGTTTTCGGCATCGTTTTCACCTCCCTGCCCAAGTGATTTAATTATCAGAAGTTCTTCACTGCTAAGCTCCCAATTATTCGTCTCCGTCGCTTCGGCTTTCTGCAATTCGGCTTTGACACTATCCGAAATCAAAAAGCCACCGCCAAAAATAGCCTTTTTCTTCACTCTTTGTGATTCTAAAGCTCTGATAAAATGGCATTGCGATTTTTTTATTTTTATATCAATACCATACTGCCCAAAAGGATAAAGTTTAGCACTGGTAATTACGCTATCAGGGTAAGAATATTTTGGGAGTTGTTTCTTTATTGCGGCAAGCGTTTTATTATTTGCAAGCTTAACTGCTTTATATAAAGTTGGAGCAGTTCTTATTTGCAAGTCAGGATCATCTAAATTTGTAATAAATGATGTGTTTACAACTGCACCATTTTCGTATGTAATCGTAATGCCGCAAAGAATTGTTGTGTAGTTGCAACTTCTTTTATTGCTAAAAACAGTAAGAGTAGGAGCAAATAAAAAGCATTTAATTTTGTTGCGAGTATAAAAATCTAAAATTTTTGCCAAAATGCTAAAGGGCGGATTATCAACAACTATTTTCCCTGAATAATCGTAATTTTCGTAGTCGCCTCCGGGATAAAACGGACGGCAAAAAGTGGATTTATCAAGATTGTATTCGTTTGCCACCCAATCGCTTATAGCTTCATAAACTAACGATGGTGTATAACAATCATCTGTTGTTTTCTTGGGTTTAAATTTTTCAACAAAATCTTCATAATTTTTATTCTTCATTTTTTTCACCTCCTTCATCGACCGCAACTGTATCTAATCTTCTGAGCGGAGTGTCTCCGCCCGGAACAGGAGCAAGACCAAGTGATTCTCGCCATTCGTTTGGGAGCATTGCTCCACGGTCAACCATTCCAGCGAAATTTAGTTTAGTCTTAAGACTCGCAGATTGTAGATTGAACGAACCGACTGCGATATAATTTCCACAACCTCGTTGTCTCCGTGTAAAAAGTTTTCGTGTCAGCTCATTTTTTAGCTGTATGATTTTCGGCGAAATAACAGCGTCAAAATAAGCATTTTCTTCATCTTCGTTCGCTGTTGATGTGATAATTTTCACATTAGTGTTAAAAAGCTCAAGAATTCTGCTTTTCGTTCTATCCATTTGCAAAGCATTCGGGACATAGTCGTTCGGGGTTATCTGATTTGCGTCAACCTTTGCGTCAACTGCCGCAACACCCACGGAGCTGTTACTGATGTTAAGGTAGTTATCAGCAAACGCTTTTGCGTTTTTCTTCAAATCCTCGGGCCGCAAAGACGATGTGTATTTCAGTAACCATTTAATTACGCTTGAATTTCGGATAGCGCTGATGATGCCGCTGTCGGTTGTTTCAACGATTTCGAGCAAAGGAGCAAGAGCCTTAAATTTACCGCTGCCGAATATGTCGTTTTCAGCAAAATCATCACGCAAATGTATGACATCTTCAGAGGCAAAGCGGTAGGTCTTGCCGTTTGCAAGGATAAATTCATACACAAGGTTGCTATTCGTATCATACAAATCCGTAGCTGATTTAGCTGGTATAAAATACAATTCCGTAGGCAAGCCGTTTGTGTCTCTAATGATGAGCCAAAAAGCATTACCCGATAAGGATAACTGTGTGCTTGTCCTATATAGGAGCATATCCATTGTTGTGTACGGGTTTGGTTCTTCAAGCAAAAATTTGACATAAGGCTCGGGATTGATTAAGAGGTCTTTCCTGCCGTCAACGATTGTTTCTCTTATGTGCTTAATTGATAATTTTGAAAATCTGAGAGCCTGTGCATTAACGCAAGCTCGGACGGTGTCGGAATCATATGCTCTGTTGCCCCACAAGAAGAAATTTGAATTATTCTGTGTAACAAGTTCAACCCTTGAAAAATTCTTTGTCTTTCTGACATTGCGAACAGAATTTAAAAAGTTCTTAAATTTTCCCATTCTCTCACCTCCTAAACAATGCTCAAATATTCGTCTTCATATTCAAAATATATCGTGTAAGCGTCAAGCAATGCCGCAGTACCGTCAATTCGTCTTGTTGACTTCGAGGTCTTAATCGGCTGTATATTACCGTTTCTGTCCTCATCTATTGCAGTATTTGCAAGACACCATTTATCTATCGGGTTGTTGTTGTAGATTATTCTTTTCTTGACAAGGTCTGCTTTGAGGGCTTTCATCGGGGCAGACAGTGTTTTCTTGCCCTGATGTACCGCTTCCATAACGGTAGGACCGAAAGCGTCAATCATCTGATTAACCCACATCTGAGCTGACCAAGCGTCATAGCCCTCTTTCCACAAGTAAATGTCGTATTCGTCTTGTAGCTCTTGATACCATGCCGTAACAACACTTGCGTCAATCTTGTTTCCGGGGCAGGTACGCATAAAGCCCTGTTCTATCCACTTGTCATACGGGATCTTATCCTCGGTTACTTTTTTCTCCACAAGGTCAGCCGGTATCCAGTACATTGACAATGTAAAAATATTTTCATTGTCAGGCACTCGAAACAACATCTTGGCCGCTGTAAGGTCGGTCGTGCTTGATAAATCTGCTCCGCCTATGCCATAGGTTGGGCGGAGTTCCTTAACATCAAATTTTGTTTCGTTGTTAAGCTCCTCGAAATTGAGCCACGATTCGGTTGATGTTTCGGCTATGTTAAACTCCTTACATACAAGATTTCGTACAAGTGACGGATTCGCCTGCGCTTTCTTGACCTTGCTTGCAAGGGCATTTCGATTTTTAATCGTGCCAAGTCCGGGGTTAGCCTTTTCCCAGCAATCAGGATTTTCCCATTCTTCACGCTTATCAAGCTCGTAGATGATGTAAAGGCTGTGCTCGTCTTTGTAGCCTACCTCGTCAAACAAGCCGTTCGTGGTGCGGACAGCATCGTCATAGATTTCATCGTAGATGTCCTCACGAATTTTGCCTGCAGTTGTTGTAACAAGGATAAGTGGTTGGTCTCGTCCGATGGTACCGTCTGCCATAATGTCGTAGAGTTGTCTGCCGTTTTTCCATTGGTGCAACTCATCCATTAAACAACAATGCACATTCAGACCGTCAAGCGTGTCCGAATCAGAGGCAAGCGGCTTAAACACTCCGCAATTATAATCTTCTGAACTCAATTCATTCAGCAGTGGTTTAATTCGCTTCAATAAAGTTTCACTCTTGCGAACCATTCGTTTTGCTTCCTGCCAAATGATTTTAGCTTGGTCACGCTTTGTGGCGACTGCATACACTTCGGGACCGGGTTCGCCGTCACCGATAAGCATATACAAGCCAATCGCAGAGGCAAGCAAAGACTTACCGTTCTTTTTTCCGATAATTAACACAGATAGGTTGTACTGCCTGATACCGTCATCGTCCACGAAGCCAAAAGTTGCCGCAAGCCACGCTTTTTCCCACAGCTCAAGCTTTACAAGCTGACCGCCCATCTTACCTTTACTGTGTCGACAGTAATTTTCGATAAATTCAATGATGTGATTTCCTCGCTTAGCTTCGTAATGATAGCCGTCCGTCGGATTAATCACCTTATCACTTAAATGTTTATACCACTTGCGTATCTTGTCGCAAACAGTAACCTTGCCGTTCTTTATCTGTTCGTAATATTCAAGTATCGGATTATAGCATAATGGATAGCGTTTCAAAGCTTGTCACGCCCTTCAACGAAATCGTCAAAGCCGTCTGTTGTCGCAGCCTTCGCCTCGGCCACTTTCGGAAGCATATCGTTGAGCTGCTTAATGTATTTGAGATAGTTACCGAGCATTGTGTTATACAAATCTGCCTCAGGTCTTTTGCGTGAGTACGGCTCTTGTGTTTCTGACTGTGAGAATAATTCAGTTAAGCCATAAATTGCAATGTCCTGTTGCAGTTCTTTCAGCCTGATTCGAGTGAACGCCGCATTTTCAATCAAGCCAACGGCGAGGTCTTTTCTTTTAACCTCTATGTCCTTGTAGATTTCCGTTAATCGCTTTATCTCTCGCTTAATTGCTCTTTGTTCCTTCTGTTCGTCGGTCATTTTACAAGTCACCGTCCTTTCGCACAAGTTTTTTAGGGGAGGGGGGGCTATATGTAAGGTACGCAAAATTTCGACCTGCCCCCCTCGGTCCTGCGAATGTTTACTCGCGAAAATTTTTAGGGGGGAGTCGGAAAAATTTGACCGCTCTCATCAAAAAAATATTTTTTCGGTTCTTTGTTTCCGACTCCGTGTCCTGGAAGATTGTCGTGACAATCTTTACAGACGAACATTAGATTGTCGAAGTTAAGACTAATGCTTGCGTCAGTTATGTTGCTTGCATTGAGCATAACTTTGTGATGAACTATATAACCGAGCTTCTTGTGACATATCTGACACAAGCCACCGTCAATAAGTGTTCGTTCATCTATGAAACTCTGTCTGCAATCCTGCCACTTTTTTGATTTGTAGAATGCTTTTGCAAAGTCTTTTGCCATATTTTTCTCCAAAAAAATTAAGCTATAATTTTTACATTATAGCCTAATTATACAAACTCCGCTGTCCGAAGTTTACCACTATTTATCATTTCCAAGTAGAAAATCCGCTGACACATTCAGAGCTTTAGCAAGTCTGCGTAAGTTGTTTGTGCTTGGTGCATTAACACCGTTCAAGTATGAGTAAATTAGTTTGCGGTCAACACCTGACTTTCTATTCAGTTCTTTCGGATAAATCTTTTGTTCGTTCATCGCACGACTAAGTCGTTCAGTGAAGATTGGGTCTTTCCTATGTGTGCTGCTTGCCATTCAATTCCTCCTTGAACTTAGCGAACTCACTACATTGCACTCCTCTTGAGCTTGATGGGCACATCTTTTTTCGTCTGCAATGCCAACAAACACCAGCAGCAATATAAACTATGTATTTTCTATTCTCGTCTTCTTTCATTCACAACCTGCCCTTTCTCGGTGTAATCACGCTGGAATGGAAGCTTGAGCTGGTCAATAACCACTCTGTCGAGATGTTCCCAGAAGACTTCGTCCTCACTCGAATGTTTAATAACCTCGGTCATTTCTTTGAGGGCTTTGTTCAATCTATCGTGGCCAAATCCGAAATTCTGATTCAGTACAAACATCATAGTTTTGAAAATTCTACGAGTTATGTCCTCGTTTTCTTTGCTTCTGACTTTGCTATATTCGTTATTAACAAGTCTGAGAATTTCTTTTTTCGCTTCGCGCTTGAAATTCATCGGCACTCTTGCTTTCATTCCAAAACCTCCAAATCATAATGTTTGTCCTTTCTGCTTTTGCTGTCATTATATCCGCTCATCTTCTCCTGTTCACTTTCTATGCGTTCAGATATTTCGGTTTTTAATTCATCAAGTGTCATTAATTTCCACCCTCCAGTCTTCTTTCAAGCCTCTCAATCTTTTTATTTTTCCATGCACTAACTTCTTTATCGCATTGAAACATTATCTTGCATTGTTCAAGCATAATTTCAACATCTGCCATTTCTTCAAAAATATTATCAACAGATTTCGAATCATCTTCAAGTGATATTTTTTCTTTAGTATAATTTAATCTTATAAGGCTTTTACACAAAGCCTGCGACAATTCAGACAACTCTTCGACCGTCTTTATCATCTGATTTTCCACACCATATGTATCGATTGCTTTATACATAGTCTCTTTTGATGTCATTCTTCCACCTCGCTTTCAGTACCATTTTTCATAAAAAGTAGCCAATGTGTTTTATTTAATTTTCCACTTTTATGTCCCAAAAGAAGACTACATCTGGGTTATGTTTATCAAAGTAAAACATACGGCCTCCACAACAAACATCTATACAATGATGTACTTTCATTTATTTTAATTCTCCTTTAAAATTCCATCTTTTGTAAAAGTACGTCCGCACTCTCCGCATTTTACACATACAATTCCGTAACTGTCTGGGTTTTTGCATTCGTCACTAGCATAATAATCTGCAAACAAGTTCTTTTTATCGTAATCCTTAAATTTTTCAAGCTCCTTTTCCATACGATACAGTTCAAAATCTATTATTTTGCCCTTAATCTCTCTCGCCGTCAATTCGTATCTACCTCACTTTCAAGCCATTTTTTGATTGCATATACGCAATCTGTTCGAAGGTTGCTAGATGTACAATGCGGTGCATAAAAACTTTGATATGAACAATGGTTGCAGTATGTAAAATGTTTTTCACTTGCATCAAGCAACATTTCCGCCATATCCTCAACGCTCATCTGCTTTATCTTTTCAAAATTTGTCATTTTGCCTGTTCTCCTTTATCAAACAACATCTTTTATATTTCTTTCCGCTTCCACAAGGACAAGGTGCGTTCCTATGACTATTCTTAGGTGGGTGATATGTAACGGTAGCGAGAAAAGATATACTACAATCTCGTGTATAATGATCACATATGTCAGCAGGTTCTTTAGTTATATGGGCTTTCATTCTTGCTCACTCCTTATCCATTTTTGCACCGCAATAAGGACAATATGGGTACAATCTGTGCTTTGTCATATTGCCACTTACCGTGTTTAACTTCTTGAACATCAAGCCTAACGATTACTTCACCAAGCTTAATTTTTAGTTCAGGTATTTTCATCATACGATTCTTCGTCATATTCCTGTTTTGTACAATTTATAGCGTGATATCCACTAAGTTCAAGTACATCACAAAGGTTTTCAGGAATTATATACACAGGACTTGCTATATAACACTCTATTTCATTTGTTTCATTATTAATTAGTTTATAATAATATTTCATTAAATATCACCCACCTTTTTCAGCAATAAGATGTAAGCCTTTGTAACAATCATCACATAGCTGTATTTTAATTTTTCTCTTGCGTTCGATAGGAGTTTTAATCCTTTTTCAATCATTGTTTTTCACGCTCCTTTAACGCTTTTCTGCGATCGTACTGTCATCTCTCCTGTTCCAAGCCTTAACGGCTTGTTTCCGTGCTAAGTCATAGCCATTTTTTTCAAATCTGCATGTTGCAAAATTTATCCTTGATACACCAACAACGCTTGCGGAACAATTTTTACAAATTACTAATGCTTCAAAAGTTCCAAATGTTGTAGGGTTACCATCTTTCAAGAACGCTTCGCCACCACAAAACGGACAAGGCTTAATTTTCAGTTCAGGCATTGTTCTCCTCCTTATCCATTTTTGCACCGCAATGTGGGCAATAGTTTTCAAATTGATAACGGTTGTTAATGACTTGATAAACAACCTCTCTCCCGCAAGTTAAGCAGTATGCTTCCGCTTCACCTACTTTTCTGACTTCCTTTTTTACCCACTTTGAGAGTTTAACTTCGTCAACAACTTTAAGTTTAATTTTTATACGACTGATTTTTTTAATGTGGGACAATCTAAAAACACAATTACTAACAACCTTATCCCCACAAGTGCAGAAATATCGTAACTTTGGTATTGACAAATTAGCGTCATTTTCGAAGGCTTTTTCACTTGTTTTATGTAAAATGCCCTCAATCACCGTTCCGTCAAAAAGTACGATTTCAACATATTTCCCTAAATGTCTTTCGAGTTCATATCTTGTCATAATTTTTACTCCTTTAAAGTTCTGACTTTTTCGCCGTATCTGCGAGTTTGACCTCTGAATAATATTTCTCTCATTTATATTCTCCTTTTATTGTTCAGTAGCGCATATTTCCTCTGAGCTTGCTTAATTCTCGCGGTTCTGCAGTCCTTACAAATGTCATTGCTTTTTCGTTCATAAAAGGTAATTCCACACCTTTTGCAGAATTGTGGTTCTATTCTATTAAATGATGTGCAGCTGTCACAGTCTTTTTCGTTTGCCGTGCAGCCTTTGACGCTGTCCCAGTGTGTGCAATATTCCTTCTGCCAGAAATCAGCGTACTCACTCTCAACATTTGAGTTCTCTTTCGCAACACATTTAATTTCACCTGCAAGCATAGATAACAAGACTTTTATCTTCTCCTTGTCCTCTTCAGACATAAACCTCTTGTATTTAATCGTCCTGTCCGGAAGATTATCGCCAAACTGACCATTGCCAATGTATGCTCTTACCTTATCAAGCCTTTCGGTCAAGTAATAGTCAAATACTCGACCTCTGATAGCTTTAACAGATTTGCCAAGCACATCTGACATTTCTTCATACTTATAGCCTGATTTAATCATTTCACCAAGCTTCTTAAATTCTTCAGCCGTCCACTTTATGTGATTATTTGCCTTAACTGGTCGCTCCTTAATATCAATGTCTAATATTCTTCTCTGTATTGCTCCTTCCGTTCTATTAAGCAGTATCGATAATTCTCTATAGCTATATTTATGTTCAGCAAGAAATTTCTTAAGTCGCTCATCTTCAACAGTAGTCCAAGGTGATGTAATAAATTTATAGCTGTGCCTTATATCAGTTCTTCGCTTTTTATCAACCCAATCAGGTTCTACACCAAGATAATACTTTTCAAATTTAGAGAAATTCAAAAAGCTCTGATTCTTGTATGCCCATTCCCAAAATTCATCAATATAAACTACCTCAAACTTTTCTTTCTGCCTGCAAATCGTATGTAAAGGAAGACCTCTATTTTGTGCCCAAGAAATTTTGATGTAACCTCCGCTACTTTGATTACCATAAACAGCTTCGCTCAAATATGATAAAGTTACATATCTTTCTCCACAGCTCAGAAAAGGTCCAAGCTTTAATTTATTAACTTTGTTAAGTACCGAATAAACAGAGCGTGATAAATGTTTTGTAATGTTTTTTACACTAACATTTCCCCACACATTCCGTAAGTAATCAACCTCTTCCTGCGTCCAGTTCCTTCTCATTTTTTACCTGCCTTTTTCTTTTTTCCTGCTTTCTCGCTGTCCCACACGCTGTCTACATAATCGTCACTAAGTGTACTTTTGTAATTCACAGAGTTAAGATGTTTTTGTATGTGCTCGTTATAACGACCGCTTGCTTTTGCTTCATTTAATATGCTTTGAACATTCTCTTCGCGTCTGTTCAAATCCGTTGCAATGCGTGATATCGAATCACCTCTGTATGTATATAAACATATTAAAAATTCTGTATCGGTTGTCGGCGGTCTGTTTAACTGCTCTTTTCTGTGTAGCGCCGCCTCGGCTTTGGCTTTACTGACACAAGCTGAACAATATTTTGTTGTTTTTGCTCTTGCGGTAAATTTGTTACCGCATATTTGACATATAGCTGAATACATTTATTTCATCTCCTCTAAATCTTCAAGTCTGCAATACAACAATGCAGAATTAGCGTTTAAATCCTTTATTTCAGCCTGATAATAAAACTTTCCTGTTATGCTTCGTCTGATGATACAGCCTGTCAGAATGTATTTTGCGCCGTTGTAAAGCACCTTTCGTTCAAGGTTTCGTTTAACCTCCGAAATATTCACAGTTCCTCAATCCTTATGTAAATACCCGGTACATCTGCCCAAAACTTTTCACACATCTCGCTTGCCACGAGTGCGTCATCTGTCCAAAAGCCCACGAGCGTCATACAGTCCTTGAGCATTTTTTGTAGGTTATCTGTGTCGGGTTTTGTAATACGATACTCACCGTCTTTGTGTCTGCCTTTTGGAAAAAGCCAGCTTACCCTCAGCCTTACACCACTATCATACGGCTTTAGCGGTCTATGCTGTTTTAGATGAGCCACAAGTAAAGCCTTAGCCGATTTTATTCTCGGTGAATCGTAAAATACCGGCTTGCCCTTAACGGTCCTTACTCTGCGTTCTTGAGCAGTTACAGTAGGAACCTTATCCATCTTCATAAAAAATTCTGTTACTGATTTATCCATAGCAAAACCTCTGATTTTTGTTTTTATCTTTTGAAATATAAATTTTATGCGTTCTTGTCATCTCGGCTATACGACTGCCTAATGCCTCATCAATCGCAGAAATCTCATTGATTGACAGTTCGGAACTGATAATCGTAGGCAACTGTTCATTGTAACGATGATTTATAATTTTAAATGTTGTATTAACATCTGCATTACTTACACTCTCGCCGCTGCGTGTCTTGAAAAAATCATCAATATACAGTACCTCTGCATTTTTGATATTGTTCATAAGTTTATCGTACTGTTCGGAAACAGTCACTGCTTGCTTGATTGCTGTTATATCATCTCCCCACAGCATATACCTTGCTGATTTGCCTTGTTTTAACAAATAACCGACAATAGCTGTACATATATGTGTTTTGCCACAGCCTGACTGACCGCCAATGTAAAACCAATCAATCGGCTTTTTGGCGTAGTCAACAGCACATTTCTTTATGTAACCTTGCCAATCATTTTTTACAAGATATGTGTCAAAGTTATATCTCTCAATAAGCTTTGAAAGTCCGCTTTTCTTAATTCTTCTAATCTCTGCTCTCACCTTTAAGCACTCGCAGGGTCGGCTAACCACCTCAAAGGTTTCTGTACCGCAAAAATCCCTTTTTACTGTGCTGTATATCGTACCCTTGTTTTTGCATTTATCGCAGTCATAGCCTGTCAGCCTGCCTGTTTGCGCATTAAAAATATCCGCCTCTCGCTGTGCCTTTTCCTCTGCCGTAAGCTCAGAGTACAACCTCGCCTGTGTTAAACGCTCCTGTGCTCGGTCTTTTGGCAGGTACTTTTGAATTATTCTTTCGTATGCTGTCAACTTCATCACTCCTCTTTAATAACCAACGGTTTATATAATTCTCGATATCATCAAGTGTTTTTCTGCTGTCGGGGTGCAGCTCAAAATACTTAGACATCTTTACGAGTTCGTTTTCAACATCAATCAATGTGTAAATATTTTTAAAATTATTCAGCTGAGAAAATGTCACTTGATAAGTGCTTTCTTCTTTTAACAATAAAGAAATAAAAACATCGCTTTTCTTTTCTTTTTCTTTACTTTCCTTTCCTTTACTTTTCTTTATGTCATTCTCGGCGAGATTATTCCCATTTTCGGAGAGATTATGCTCATTTTCGGGTACAATTATATAAGCCTTTGTTTCATCTTCTTTCAAAAGCCAGTAATCTTTATTAATTGTGCGACCTCGCTTAGAGCGTTTCTCAATAGCGTACATATACCGTTCTTGCATCATTTTGTTTGTCAGTATTCTCTCCCTATCAAACAGCCCGTTGTCAAACAGCCCAATTTGTAAGCAAAGCTGTACTACCTGTTTTACCGTATCTGATTTAATTCCACCGCTCATTCGTTTCGCTATTGCGGCCGCACTGGTTTTTTCTCGCCACTCATAGTAATAACCATTAGTGGCATATGCTTTCGTGCAAATATAGAAGAACACGCCAAAGCCGCTCCATCCCTGTGCATCGATAAGCACATCAAATCTCTCATCGTCATCGAAAATGTGAACATCCCAAGCGGCAAAGTCTAAACCTTGCTTTGGTTGTCCAGCCATTCACTACATCACTCCTTTGTATTGAGTTTGAGTTTTTTACAGAGATACTCGTCGAGTTCTATGCCATAGATTTTATACTTTTCAAACAGTTCTTTTTCATGCCAATGTGCTTCATCGTGATGTTTTCTGCAAAGGCAGATGGCTCTAAGTCCTATATGAACTATCTGTTCCCTGTCTCGGCCCATCCCAACTCTATCAACATGATGAATTTCGCCGGGAGCATTGCATATCGCACACTTACGATTTTCAAGACAGCTATATAAATATCTACCAATATCATCTGTAACATTAAGCAAGGTATCTCTTGTACCGATGTTCTGATAAAAACAAAAGTCTATCAGATAGCTTATGAAATTCCTTGCTACGCTTTTTTCGCAGTCTGCCAAGGAGAAATACTTTATTCCAAACTCACCACAAAAGTTAAATTTGAAGTATTCCTTTATCCATTCTGGATTATCACCACACCAGAATGCAATATCTCTGATTACTGCGTATATTTTTCTTCGTTGTTCGGCAGATATTTCTCTACCGTCAACTATTCTTATTTCAACCTCGTTGACCTGTTTTTGTGAAAGTTCTCTGCCAATGCGGTCACGAGGTCTTACTATTAAGTTGTAGCCGTCATATGCCACTATATTTGCTGATGTAATCATAATAAGACCTCATGTTGGTGCATATAAACATAAGCACTGTTGACACCCATGTTCTGATACAACCATTCATCGCATTTTTCTTTGCTCAAATGTGTACGAAGAACTCTCTCCTCGTACACATATTGACCATTCATTCTCTTATCTTTTATTCGATTAATAATTTCATCTTGAGTGAAATTAGCCTCGATAAGATACAAGTCATAATTTTTAGCTACGATATGAGATATATCCGCAGTATCGGTAGCATATATGACTTTATATATCCCCTGTTGAGTGCGAAAGTAGAGCTTCCAGCCTACATTAGGCACATCGTGTCTTAACGGAAAAGCTGAAAATGTAATATTGCCTATTGTGTACCATTTGCTCTCAGTAACTATACACGAACTTTTTATCAGAAAGGGGATTTCAAAATCACTAAAATGTCTGCACAGATAATTTGGGTAGATTATCTTAATTAGGGGGTGTTCGTTAATAAGTCTCTTAATGGTTGCAATATTGCAATGATCTCTGTGTTGATGAGTTAGGAAAATATACTTAATCTTATCAACAACTTTCGCATCAACAAGTTTGCTAAAAGGCACTCCGCAATCAATTAAGGTCTGACCACCAAGAAAGACTGCGTTGCCTTTACTGCCTGTCGAGATTATTTTTAAGTTAATCATTCTGCAAGGTCGTCAATAGAAAACGGCTCACTTTCGACCGACATTACAGGCGGTTCTTCCTCAAACGGCGGTATATCGTCAAAATTCGGCTCTGTATCGTATTCCTCGCTCACCTCATAATCAACGCTGCCGTCGCTGTTAATTGCGTGTGTGTCAGCCTCAAAAGCATTTTGCATTTCCACGCTCATTACACCCCACTTTGAAATAAGCTGTCTGAGCATTGTTTTCTTTGCCATACTGTCAAAATCCTTTGCCCAAAAGGTGTATGAAGTACCTTTATTTACATCGTTTTTGTAACCTGCCGAGTATCTGATAGCATGTTCTTTCATCTTCTCTTTGCTCCAATAAAGAGCCTTTTCAAAGCCGTTTATATATCTGAAACAAGCGTAATATCCAATGGTTTTTGCAACCGCTCTTTCGCTTTCATCTGAAATGAGTTTTACCTCAATTTCCTCCGTAAGCGGATTCCAACTAACAAGCTCACCCTCTTTAATTTCAACAACATTAAGTCGCTTGTACTGGCCGCTACGAATAGCAAGCTGAATATAGCCACGATAGCCGAGTACGAATGTAGCAACTGTTCTGTTGTTCTTTCTGTCGTTAAACGGCACCAAGTAATACTGTCCGAGCTGTGGTGACGGAGGAAGTCCGAGAGAGTGACCGCAGAGTGCGGCCGAAAGAATAGTACCGGCATCACACTTTTCAAGCTCCTTGTTGGTGCTTACAACCGAAGTAATTGCGGCTGAAAATTTCTGAATTTCCTTAGGGCTTTTAAGTGAATTTGCAAGTGCCTGCTGAAATCCCTTCGTGCTAAGCATAGCCGAAAATTTGGGCTTTCCCTGCGTTGCTGTGTTGCTTGATTTTGTCATATTATAATTACTCATATTTTAAACCTCTTTCATTAATTAACTGTTTTACCGCCAAAGCAAAGTCTTTAAGCTGTGTTTTTGTTCCGTAAACCGTAAAGCTAAGCGGATATATTTTTTCATCTGCCCTTGCAGGCTGTTCTTCTTCAAGCGGTGCGGCCACCTCGGTAGGAACATTAGCTGTAAACGGCTCATATTCCTTGATATTAATCTGCTCGTTAAGCTCCGCCTTTTTTCGTTCGAGCTGTTCGGTTTCTGCCCTTGCTCTTTCGGCTTCAATAGCCTTGTATCTTTCGGTTACGGAAGTTATTGCGGCAGATACATTCAAAGTTTGCTTGTACTCGTACAGAATTTCGTCTTTATGCTCCTGCACTGCAATGAGCTTTATGTCGTCCATAACCTTGTCAAGAAAAGCCTTGATTGTTTCTCTGAGCTTTTTAAGCGTAACCGTCATCGTAATGCTCAAGCCGACTTGCTCGTACTTTACAAAATCAATGCCGAGCGTTTGGGCGTACTCGTTAAAATACGCTTTTGATTTATCGTGCTTTTCCTGTTTAAGCCCTTGCTCGATAGCCTCAATCTTGCTCTTTAATGCTGAATCAGCTTTTTTATAAGGTGTGGAAATACACTCCTTATACACGCTTTCAAAATGCTCGTACGGTGTCATTACCTCGGACTTAACGGCTTTTCTCTGACTTTCAAACTCGGCAAGCTCTTTGTTGAGAGCCGAACGAATTTTTTTGATTTCTTTGTAGTTCTCATCTGTGCAAACCATTGAGCAAGCAACATTTACCTTGTGCTCAATTTCAGATTTAACAGACTCAAGTTTTTCAATAATAATCGGTATTTGCTTAACTACAATAAGCTGTGACTGTTCGTTCATCACTGCCACTCCTTTTCTGTGATTTTATGAAATTCTGCTGCGCAGTCTTTACTACAAAATTTGTTGCACTCGCTGTCCTCAAAATATGTATAATCTTCTCTGAGTTCGTAACCGCAGCAAGCACATTCACCTTTCTTTTGCGGTATAGGTGCATTTGGAGCTAAACCGTAACACACTCTTAAACACCTCCCACAGCAAGCCTTGTTGACTGCTCTAAGGTAAATGAGCAAAGCTCATCACGCATAAGCTCAAGCATATACTTTTCTGTAAGTCTTGCACCGTTGCCGTCACCAAAATGGCTTATTATGTAATTACGCTTACGCTCTGCCCTCTGTCTTACTTCCTCAAATACAGCACTGTCAATGCTTACCGCAAATGTATTGCAGAATTGATTGTAGGTAATCATCTTATCTCCCTCTTGATTTTTATTTGATTTGAGGATATAATAAAATTGATATTAATTTTATATATCCTTTTGAACCGCTGGAACTGTGCGAGAGTTTCAGCGGTTTTCTCTTTCTTCGTATTCTGCGATAACAGCTTTAAGCGTTTTTAATGTTTTGTTGAGCTCTTTTAATGTCGATGTACGGTCGAGATAAGATGTACGGTCGAGATAAATTATATCTCTAATCTCTCTTGCATTTGTATTGTGAAAAGTCCACCCCTGTGTGCAGATATTAACATCTAACTCGCATGTATGACCGCTAAAATTAACAAATATTGTCGGCTTGCTACCAGTGCACTCACACTTTGTACTTCTGCCGTTAAATTCGAGTGCAAGTGCCATTATTTCAAGCACTTTGGATTTTACTTTTTTTGTCATCCGGTTTCACCTCCTTAATTTTTCGCTGCGTATTTGCAGCAGCGGATAAACTTTTTACAGTTGTTGGCAACACGCTTAATACCTGTCGCTCTGTTGTTGAGCTTGTGGCGGTCGAGGCTCTCTTTGACTTCTGCAACATAATTCAATATGTCTTCGAGCCTGTCCGCTGTAACGGTGTCTAAACCCTGTAAGGCAATAACCTCGCCGTCTTTGATACTGATTAAAACTCTTTCGGCTTTATTCATAATGGTCTGCCTCCTGCTTGAGGTGTTCAAAGATTTCACGCTCAACAATGACGCAGTCTTTCAGTCGACACATCTCGTTGCCTTTGAAGAAATACACTTCCCCGTCTGAAAGACAGATTGCAGCCGGTTCAGAAATTCTCATCATAAGCAGATCGTCATCTGTCAAGAATGTTCCGCTAAGCTTAACCTCGTTAAACGAACACGATTTAGATTTGTTGATAATTACTTCCATTTCCATTCTCCTTTCATTTCGTCGGGGTCAATCAAAAGTTCATATGGTTTAATTCCAAGGACTTCCGCAGCTCTGACGATTTCTTCAAGTCTGAAATTTTCAGGACTTTTGTTTTTGCGTGCTGAACAGGTAGCAGGATTAATGCCAAAGAGTTTGCTGATTTTTTCTCTGTCATAACCGATACAGTTCAATCGAAAGAAAAGACATTGTGCTACTCTCGACATATATGCTTGCTCCTGTTCAGCTTTTGTTGTTCTTTTCAGTTTTGGCATATAATCACCTCTTATGCTGTTTTCTGCTGTTCGGCAATCTGCTTACCCACGACCATTCCTTTCATCATTGCGAAAGCAACAGCCTTTTCTTCATCTGTCATATCAATCAAGATTTTTGCAAGCTCTGCGCCGATCGACTTGATGTCCATCTCCTGTTTATCTGTCATTGTTTTCACCTCCTTGATTACTTTGCAACTTTATTTTAACTTATTTTGATTACATTGTCAACAGTTTTTTGCAAAAAAAATATTTTTTTTAATTTTTTTGCTTTATTTGTTGACAAATTCATCATTATATTATATAATAACAACTGTAAGGAGGTAATTCAATGAGTAATAATATTGCAAAAAGAGTTATTGAGGTTCGCAAAGCCGTACATCTTAATCAAACTCAGTTTGCCGAAAAACTCGATTTACAGAGGTCAATAATTTCTCTTTGTGAAAGTGGAAAAAGAGAGTTTTCAGAGCGAACGCTTAGAGATATTTCGGCTATATTCAGTGTAAACCTCGAATGGCTAAAAACAGGTGAGGGAGAGATGTTTGACGAAGAAAGCGAAGATGTCGTGATTGATGCTCTTAGAGCAGAATATAACCTCGACGAAATCGACATTGACATTATTCGTACATATATAAGTATGGCTCCGCTTGAGCGGCAAGTGTTCAAGAACTTTATTAAAGGAATTTCAGACAAAAACAAAGGGGAGCGTTAAGCTCCCCCACGGTCGTTCAAATTACGACGATATATGATTTTTATGAATTTCAGTATAGCCATTAAGGCTTTGTGATTTTCGATTGATTCTATGTATTCAATTATTTCTTGCCTGATTGCTGTGTTTTTCTTCATGATTTAACTTCCTTCCATTCGTAAGATTCAGACGAAATTCCTATAATTAAATTATAGAACTTCTGTTCGACAATTTCAAGTGGTAAATTTTGGCAGTGTATTACAAAGTCCAATAAAACGGACTTTGCTAATCAAAAATAAAAAAGGGCCGCTTGCAACGGCAATTGCAAGCGGTCAAAACAAAATAATGATTAAAAAGGCGCTAACCTCTTTATATTTTATTGTACATTTATTTGCGTTATTTGTCAATATAAAAATAAGGAGGCAAAAATAATGGGGTTATTCTCTAAACTGTTCGGTAAACCAAAACAGCCGATGCCACAGCCACAAGCGAATATGAAACCTGAAACGGGTAAATCGCATACAAAGGTATGTAAAGTTGCAGGTGTAACATTTGATGACCGTCAAAAATATCTGAAAAAGTTAAAAGCTGACAAAAAATCCGGTAAAGCTATTAATGTAAAAATGGAAGAATACGATTTCAAAGGTGAGCCGGCTATCAGAATTCTTGCTAACGGATATGATGTTGGAAATCTGCATAGGGAAGATGTTGCTTTTGTAAAATCAAATCAAGAGCGTATACTTGGCATTAATGATTTTACTATTGGCGAGCATTACGATGAGAATGAAAAAATCAGCTACAACGCAAAAGTGAAATTGATTATTGCAAATAAATCATAAAAAAACCGCCTTGCTCGACTGGTCCTCGAACAGAGCGGAAAATCACCTACACAGCGTGCAGATGATACGATATAACGCAATAATATTGTATCACACCCTTGTAAATTTTTCAATGACTAATTTACAGGGGATTTTTGCACACTTTTTAGATAAAAAGGAGTGTTTCAAATGGCAGAACCTAAAAAAATGCCATCGGGCAACTGGCGTGTGCGTGTCTTTCTTGGTAAAGACAAAGACGGAAAGAAAAAGTACAAATCAATTACAGCCCCAACAAAAAAAGAAGCGAAAAAGGCAGCGGATAGATTTGAGCTGTCGCTGACTACCTCTTGTATCGATTATAATGACCTCACGCTTGAGCAGGCTTACGAAATGTATATTGATAGTAAGTCAGCAGTTCTTAGTCCAAGTACCATAGCTGGATATGAAAAAATTAAGCGTAACTACTTTACTGAATTAATGCCGTTTAAGCTTACTAAGCTTACCGCTGTATTGATTCAGAACTCAGTTAATGTGTTGTCAGTTGCTCACAGCCCTAAGACCGTTCGCAATGCTCACGGCTTGTTGTCCGCAGTTCTGAAAGCTTATTATCCTTCCTTGACTCTCAATACAACGCTACCGCAAAAAATAAAGCCGCAATATATCATTCCGACAACAGAGGACATTAACAAGTTGCTCGAACTTGCAGATGATAGACTGCGAGTCCCCATCAAGCTCGCAAGCCAAGGTTCTCTACGCCGTTCCGAGATATGTGCATTACAGCCTTCTGATTTCAACAGTTTCGGGGTAAGCATAACTAAAGCGGTAGTCGCTGACAGTAACGGTAAATTTATTGTCAAGACAACAAAGACCGAGGCAGGCACACGCTTTGTACCACTGCCGTCTAATCTCATTAAGGAGTGTAGGAAATGGCAGCACTTTGGTATTTCACCGTCAACTCTTTCAAGTGCCTTTAACCGTCTTGTTGAAAAAGCAGATGTGGCGCATTTTAGCTTTCACAAGCTCCGTCATTATTTTGCGTCTGAGTGTCACGCACAAGGTATCCCAGACCAGTATATCGCCGAGATAGGAGGGTGGCAGACAGTAGAAATGCTACACAAGATATATCAACACACATTAAGAGATAAGACTGATACAATAGCCGCAAAAATAGTCACGATGTTTAGTGCAAATTTCGCAGATGACCCGAAAGATGACACAAAAATAAAAAAGGCTTGATTTTATCGGCTTTTTAATTGCTTTAAGTGAGGGTTCGATTCCCCTCATCTCCACCAAACAAGTATTGGATGAACACCTACTTTTTCATCAGCGGATTTGCCGTCAAGGTGATGCTCTGATACGAAACAAAAAAGAGCCAAAGTCACGAAGATTTTGGTTCTTTTTATATTTTTTCTTAACAAAACGAAAAGAATGGTTTTAATATTGAGAATTGTATATAACGAAGGTTTTTCTATAAATCCTGAGAAAACAAGAGTTGCAAGAAGCAACGCAAGGCAAGAAGTTACAGGGATTGTAGTTAATTCTCATATGCAGATTTCTAAAGAAAAGAGAATGCAGATTCGACAACAGATTTATTATATAAGGAAATATGGATTAGAATCTCATTTGGAGCGGATTGAGGAGAATCGTGCTAATTACCTTAATCACCTTTTAGGACAAATCAATTTTGCCCTATTCGTCAACCCTAAGGACGAAGAAATGAAAGAATATTTTGATACAGTAAAAACAATTATGAAAAATCAAAATGAATAA